CTTCAGATCAATAGTGTCGCCATTTTGGACACCAGAAGTAGAGGTGCCAAAGGAGCCGGCAAGAGAAACAGTACTTCCAAAACCGCTCAAAGGATAGCTGTAATAATCCACGCCATCCTTTTGATGGAGGAAAGGATCCATAACAAAATCACGGTCTTTCCAAACCATTGGGCCCTTGACGTTGTACCACACACCTGTTTGCAATAACAATTGTTCATCTTGAACAGTAGGACTTAGAGTTCCAGCATTTAAAGGAAAAATGCCAAATCTTTCAGTCTGCTTATTCAAGCAAATGTTTGGAGGTGAGGTTTGGTCAACGGGCATAAAGTTCCACAAAGGGTGAACTAGCGAGGGACGATAAGCGACATAATAGCTACCTGGGGCTTCACGAACAGTACCTGTAGGAAAATACCAAATCTCATTTTCCAGGACTGTTTGGACAGTAGCTGTTTTTCGCTCATACGTATCAGGGAAACGCACACCGGGGTACGACTCAGGATCTACCAGAGTAGCCATATACTCATTAAAGCGCTTAACGCTTTTAGGCTGTTTCGGTACGAAACGAGTGGTTCCAACAGGAACAGGTACCACCATTTTGGGGTGATTGTTTCCAGGCTTTTTCTTTTTTGGTTGTTTGCGAGGAGAGCTTTTTGGGGTTTTTGCTTTTTCAACAATAACCAATTCGCCTCCTTTGCGGGGACCGGGATTAGGCTCGATTCCAACAAGTTTCTTCATTGCAATTAACCGCATAGAAAGAGCAGTCGCATCCTCAGCGAGGAAGTCGATCAGGTCCACAAGACACTTAACATGATAAAACCTACCATCACGCTGCACACGTGCCGAAGCAAATATGCACGCAATGGCTTGTCCAATCAAATAAGGGTCTTCTGTACCATCAGTTGCAGCCGTTAAAAGAGCCTGCAACTTTGAGAGGTTTGAACCAATCACTTTCTGAGCAATAGGGTCAGCATTAATGGCACAAGCGAGAGCCGTAATACGAATAGCCGCATCATAGCCTCTCTCACCATAAGAGCGCAATCTGTTAATGACTTCAGCGGAGAGACCAGCTGCAGCCACTGGTGTTTTGTCCCCGTGCTTAAACGACACGTGAACTTCACCAAGATCAGTTTGGGCCCATGTAAGGAATCCAGGTCCAGAACCTCTTCGAATCTCCTTGACCTTACGGTACATAGGGATTATGGTTTCCCAGCAGTCAGGAACTTGCAGGATGTCGTCAAGGAGCCGACATTCAGTGATGTCGAAGGTATCCAAAGTATTACCTTCTTCATCATACAACAAGACCCCAGCAGCCGCAAGGGAAACTTTCTCAGGCCGAATGCCCTTTTCACGAGCAAGGGCATTTCTAGACTCTTCCATCTTTTCCAACAACTCTTCAGCTGTTAGACCTTCATAGAAAAGTTTTGGCGGGCCTGGATTTAACTCCACACCAACTAAAGCTTTTTGAATCTTATAACGAATAGCACGCGGATCAGCATCATCATCAAAATGCAAGTCAGTAAGCAAAGTTATGCACTTTGCCAACTTTCTTATACTTCTTTGAAGTGCTTCAACCTTTTCTCTCTCCGCTTTAAGCTCTGCCTTCATGGCAAGTTTATTATCTTTAGAGGTGGATTGGTTCTCCTCATGAGAACAAGAGCCGCCTAGTGAAAAGGCTGTTAAACCTTTAAACGAAGGCAATTGTCTATCGTTGAAACGATCAGACAAATAGGCATCAAGGTACATCAGAAAGAGCCCTAATTGAGCAGCCCTTTTACCGATCTTCTCGGTACTAGCCTTTACTTCAACGCTACAAAACCTAGCGCCGATGGCATGTTCAATAGCAACACGCACACCATAAGTAGGAGTATAAGGATAGACCTTGTAAGTAGGAATAGGTTCCTTCCATTCTGCCGATAAGGCCATAAGGAAAGCACCAGCATTGGAAATATCCACACTAACACAAGAGGAAAGTGTTTTTTCGAACCCCACAATACATCGAGATGGAAGTGGTTCATCTCCACTCCAGATTGGTTCGAATTTCTCAACGAATTCATTCCTAACATGTTTGCGAATTTCTCGCGCCTTCTCTTTGAGTTGGCTTGATGAGAAGTTGGACCGAGATTCCATTAAGCTATGAGGAATAGCTATAAACCTGTGACTGTACTTTTCTTGATCACTCGATCTCACCGATGACTTCTTAGAGTCTATCGGTCCCCTAGATTGTGTCGCGACCCCAGTTGGGAGGAAAGCAACCTTTAGATGACCAACGTCAATCACAGGTGCCCCTATCCAACGACCGTTGTTATCAAGATGTCGGCTAAGATCAGCAATCAAGGTTGCGTACTTTTCCGAAAAAGCCAGGTTATGGGCTAGGCCGGAAACACGTTGCGTACGTTCACGATCAGATAACCTGCCGCCAATATAGGCCAAAGCAAAATACATCCGATCCTCATTGTAGACAGGCACAAACCACTTACTCCACTTCCCGTTAGCAGCGCCAAGAAAATGTATAGAGAAAGGATCTTCACTACAACAATAATCTTTGACGCCCATCCCGAAAAGTCGGTACGTCATTTGCAACCTGTCGAAGTCAACGAACTCAGGAAAGTCCGTTGCTCCTTGGATATCGTCACTGTAAATCCAGTTTTCGAATATCTTAGTCATGTGGTCATAGGAGGGGGTGATACCTATTTCCCTACAGACACGAAGATAATGGAACATGAAAATAAATATATGTTGGTAAGTATTGTCTGTCGACGTTACAAACCGTCCACTCTTCGCGGCTATAGCTGTTACAATCACTTCGCCATTGGGGAGCAACTCGAAGGCGAGTCCCTGATTCTCTTCCAACCAATAAAGATCGTAGAGATTCGGGTTGATAGGACATGTAAGGAATGCCGCCAGAGAACTGGCGGCGTCTCTACCAAACTTACTTGTTAGGTCTGAAAGGAGGTCGTCATACTGAATTTCTTCACCCTTGAGACGTCTATTTTTCCACGTCTCGCATGTAGGATCCGAAAAATGGACCTTCTCCAACCAGTTATCCTCAAACAAGTATTGTTTCAGAAATTTCTTCCTGAGACGAAATGAAACAGCATTTAATTTTTGAGCCACAGACTTGTCCCACTTTTCTACGTCAAAACGAAAGTAGAAACGCTTCAAAGCGGGATCATGGTTTTTGTGTATCAATGAACGTATGAACCTGTCCCAACCACCTTCCTCTTTCTTAAAACCAAGAGCAGACCAGGTTTCACCAGGAGTGGAGAGCATATACTCCTCCATCTCCTGAAAATAGACTTTTTCGAGTAGAAGGTAATCAAGTGGTGGATTCCTAAACAAGCGAATCTTGTTATTAAGAATCTCATCCAT